GGCCCCTCTTTATCAATCAAACAATCCATATCAAAAATAAACTATTTATTCTTTATTTCCAAAATTAAATCCAACATTCACCCCTGCGCTGTATTTTACCACATCTACCGCAAGACCGCAAATCAGCCTTCCGATTTTCACACCTCCACATAATTCAATAGTAACAGGAATTAATGCTTTCGATGCCACCGGAAGATCTGTTTCGCCAAAACGGGAATATGCAACGCCAATGCCGACATAGGACTGTTCTGAGTGTTTTGTTGCACCCACAGTCATCCGATAATGATCTTTTGCATAGCCGTAAATGCTTTTGTAGTTTCCATACGCCACAGAACCGTAAATCCCGTATGTGTTTTCCTGTTGGTCAATCCTCAGCCCTTTCCCTGCATCCTGCGGGGAATAAAGAACTGATACGCTTGTCTGAGCCGATAAAATTAATCCTATCAGCATCATTGTTGAAATTAAAAGTAGTTTTTTCATAATTGTTCGTTTTTAATGTAAATTTTATTATACCAATATTCAAACAATTCATCAATAGTCCACCAATCAGGTTCCCCTTGTTTTATTTTATTCTATGGTCAAGACTTTTCATAAATGTCTCAATACTTTTCTGTAATATATTTCCGTCATCGGCCCAGATCCATTCCATGACTTTATGAGCTGTTCTTCATTTCCGATTCTCCGAGCAAAAAACATGAAAATTTCCTTGCTAATTTCCGCATCAAAACAATCTTCATGCTTGTAATCTTTACCTGTCAACCGGTTGAAGTGATCAACCCTGGACTGCTGTATTTGGGCAATTCCTATACTCGGTTTACCGTTGGTGTCAATAATCCATGCAGTAGGATCATGATTGCTTTCAATTTTACAAACAGCCCACCAAATAGCTTCCAAATTATTCAACGGCTCCTCAATCAGGATAACCGGATAATAATCAGCCGCCGGAGCTGAGAGTTCAATAAATAACAAAAGTGTTATTGTCGTCATCATAATTCTCATTACATAAGTTTTCGTTCAACTTAGACACTATCTGTATCAAGCATGTGCCGATGCTTTAACTCTAATGTATCTTTTTGCTGTCGCATACGTTGTCGCATACGTTCTTCAACTCTATACTTCAATAAATTAATTTCCTCCCGATAATCAGTGTAAATATCGTAAAAATTAGATACTTTCTTGCAGCCATGCAGTACCGTTGTCCTATCTCTTGCAAACACTGCCCCGATTTCTGCGGGAGAGAGAGATGTATAACATATCATTAAGTACATTGCTCTGTACCTCATTTCAACGACTTTCCGGCCTGTGTATCTCTGCGTTATCCAGTCCACCCCGTGCCCATTGCCGATAATTTCTAATATTTCTTCAGGTGTTATCATGATATGTGATTTATTACTCCATTTTTATCAGGATTTCCCCACTTTCGTTTCTTATTTATTTCAAGTTTCCGCCGTGTTGCGTAAATCAATTCATCGGCTGTATAGTGAAAATGCACAGCTGAATCAAGTAAAAGCATAAAGCAATCTGCAAATTCATTTGTTACTTTTTCCACCGAAATATCAAGGTCTTCAGATGTCGTTCTTGGGTCAGATAATTTCCTCAGACATTCAACCTGCGCTTCAATAAGTTCATCCACCTCCTCTTTTAAATGATAAACAATTCCAGGATTGCGCTGATCGACTCCAAAAACCGAATCAGACCAACTGGATATATCATCCATTAATTTCTGTAATTTATTTTCTTCTTTCATAGCGGTTTATTTTTATAAGTTGGGTCACTCAAATACATTGTATAGCACCGGGGAGCATGGTAAGTTATTTTATCATGACGGTAATACAAATATCGGAAAGCTGTATTATCCCACTTTTTTAGGCAGCCACAACGGAAGCATCTATAAGTTTTAAACTCACTTTCACTTTTTGTCCATATGTGTCTAATCTTAGCCATTAAAACGGAGCCTCTTCATCAATTTTACTATAAAAATCAAGTTGGCTATTTTCTTCCGCAGCCATAAGCCAATTACTTCTATCTCTTCCTGATTGGTTAAACCTCCCGGATTCAGGATCATAATCCAGATGAACAATTCCCTGCTCTCCCAAGTGCTTAAACTTAATTTTCTGGATATACACCTTAACAGAATCAAGCATTATATTTTGATCATCACTATCACGATGAATAGTTATTCCATAATCAGTTTTGTTGTAAAAATGCGCGGATCCAGAAATATCATAAAGTGAAGGAACCTCAAACTTTCCATCTATCCTATTCATTTTACGGGGATGTGCAACAAGGATAACAAGTACATTATTTACCTTTGCAAATGTTGTAAGGCCATCAAGAAACTTACTTATATATTGAGTTTCTGAAGTGCTATATTTATGGTCAAACTTATTATAAGGATCAAGAACAATTGTTTTAACACCGCGTGTCCGAACAAGTATCTTTGCGCTACTTAAAACACTATCCACAGTAAAATCATCATTATCCAATATGTAATAAAAATTTTCCCGAATATATTCAAACGCCATATCATATTCCGGCTCTGTGACTTTCTTTTTATTAAACCTCTTGCCTATTATCTTTTCAAAAAGTTTCATATAATGATACATCAAGGGATAATTCTCAGGAGTGAAATATGCCGCTTTCCAATTATGTAAAACATTTAATTTACAAACAATATGATCAACAAATTCACTCTTGCCTGACGCAGGAATCCCTGTAACAATAGCCAACCTCCCCGGTTCCCAGTTTATATGCTTGTCGATAACTGCCTGTCCGATCTTCAGACCCGGCCTCACTCCATTTTCATACAGATTACGAATATCCGCGTGAATTGAACTGATATTAACTATTCCCTTAACCGGGGCAGGCTTCGCGTCTGAAAGAACATCTCGAAAATCAGGGCCATACTTGCAAAGATATTCATTCGCATCTTTACAATCTTTAAATGAAACAACATAACAGCGTTCTGCACCAAACCTACGGATCAACTCTTCTTTTAATTCAATACCTTTCGTATCCTGATCAGTTGCTATGTATATTTTTTTTATATCCGCAAACTGTTCAATACTGGTATCGAGATATTCAAGGTTCTTATTTGCGCCATTTGGAACAGATAGTACATTATCAAACCCCACTTCAACAAATGTCAACGCGTCAATTTCCCCTTCTGTAATTACAATACTATCAGCCCGCGACAATGCGTCAATGTTCCAGAATATAAGTTCAGCACCACTAACAAGTTTAAACGTTTTTTGTGGGCCACGGTATTTGATGTTAACAAGTGCATCGCGATAAAAATACGGGAAGCAAATAACTTCAACCTCCTTTGCGAATTGTGGCATAAATTCCCTATCAGTATATACCCGCATTTTGATAAGCGTTTTCTGACTTATCATCCGGCCTTCAAAATACCTGACAGCCCGATCAGACAGTTCAGTTTTGTTCTCCCATTTCGGAATAATATATTGCTTCGGCTCATATGGCCTATACTCAAAAAACGCGGCAGTACAATTATGACAATATCCCCGACTTGTAGCCTTATCCCATGCCAGGCATTTTTCTGTTTTGTTCTTCCGCGTATGAGAACATTCCGGACAAAGTGTTCTATTGCCTCGCTCCGGTGGTGTATAGTTATAAATTATCCGCGATATGGAAGACTGTATTTTCATGGCATCATATCCCGCGTGTCTTTAACGTACTTCTGATACATGGATAAAATACAAGTAGGCGCCCGATACAACATGCCATAAACTCCCTTATTAACCATGTCAAGAAACTTCATCATTTCTTCTTTTGTTTTTTTAGAATCAATTTCTTTCATGAGATAAGCTATCTTGACAATTTTTTCTTTTTCGATGTCATAACCATTAAAGTTATAAATCTCTTGTAACTTCTCTGACAAATTGATCAGTAAAATCGTATCCATCATTATCCTTTTTTAATTTATTATAATTTTTATCTCTACTTGCCCATGTTGTAAGCCGTCTGGAAATTTCAAATGTCTTTTCCAATTCAAATCTCATTTTTGTTTTGCTCTTATTCTTTTCAGTCCAGTAAGAAATAAACTTCTGCAACATTTCTTTCGGGTATATTTCATTTTGATAAACTTCCGAAATAAATTTTGTTTCACGTAATTCTAAACTCTTTTCATTCTTTTCATTTTTATCCTTCTTATCATTCTTGTTTGGTGTTGAGTCCGTGTTGAGTCCGTGTTGAGTCCGTGTTGAGTCCGTGTT